CTTTAGACGTTCTTCAAATTCCTTGCCAACGTGGAACCAATGTTACAAGTGGTGGATCACTGGAAACAATCAAGACGATTGAACTTGTTGGCGCATCCTTGAGAGATATTGGGGAAATTGGATATCAAATTGCAGATGGAACTGGTGAAGTTCTAAACTTCAGTGCCACTTTTTCATATCATTTCTACAATGGTCTTGAATAATACAGTGTGATCACAGCAGCCCGTTAAATAATAACATATGGCTGGTCCTCAAATTAACGATTTCCTTCAGGCATTTTCTGGCGATGCCAAATACTGCCTATCCATACCAGTATTATGGACTGTATCCATTGATGGTGTCGCGGAATCAGCAATCAATAGCGTTCTATCGGATGCTGGACAAAAATGGCAAGCCAAGATCGCTCCCAATGCCATGACAAAGAATGGAACCGTCCTTCCAGCACAAGCGGTGGCTATCCCTCAAGAGAGTGGAAATTTCTCTCCCATGGTGGCAGGAGATTCCTATGGTGGTTTCCTGCCGGGGTATGCTATGAATTCCCGTGCCGATTTCCTCTCCCGCCAATTCTCCATAAATTTTCTGGAAACACGGCAGGATTTGGAACATGAGTATTTTCGTCCTTGGCAGATTGCAATTAATATCAAAGGTCTGATTGAAAGGGGGGTGAATCTCAAATCAACCATCACCGTGAAACAATACACCAACGATGGGCAGCTTAGGAAAGGATACCGATTCAAACGGGCATTTCCTGTTGCTGTTGAAGGATTCACGATGGATTATGAAAACACCGATTACCCGATCAAGAGTGTGACATTTGCTTGCGAGGATTATGAACAGCTTTTAGGAGAACCAAATGCTACACAATCCCAAAAACCACCAACTCCAAAACCACCAACTCCAAAACCATCAACTCCAAAACCACCTACACTGACGGAAAATTTTAGTTTTAAAATTGCACCAATAACTGGAATATTAACCGATGCAAATGGTAATCCTTTAACTGGAGATGCTTTAGCTAAAGCACAAGCAATTCAACAAAAAGTCCAAAATATAAGAGATCGTCGGAGGAGTTTAGGCAGACCATGATGAAAATCACTTTCAAAGCACTCAAAGAAATCTCCGAAAACGGGGATGATCACCTGATTGATTATCTCAACAACTTTTCAGGAGATAATATTTATGAAAAATTCTTAACAGTTCTCAAATGTTGGGAGCGTGATGTCTCCTATGATATGGGATTCACCGTGGAAGAGAAGAATGTGAAGGTATCCCTTTCATATTTTATAAAAGAATTGGAAAATTGGGATAAGGAACCTCTGATCATCAAAACCGATAATCTGGAATTTGAATTGGATGCCCCCCCTCTATTTAAAAAGGATTACGATATTTTCTCCATATCGGAGACGATCCGAAAGGTGAAATACGGGGAATCCGTGCTGGATTTTGCCAATGTTGGGGATAGAATCTCTCTGATTGAACAACTTCCCGCATCCACCTACAATATGCTGATCAATGCCCTTCTCAAGAATGAATCCAAAACAATCCGTTTTACCAATTCATCCCTGAAAAACATAAATATAAATTTCATGGGAAATGCTCCCCTTGAGCTTCTAAAGGGTCTTTGCCATCCGTATGGGGAAGATTACTACCGCGACATCATCTACCACTTGTCATCTAAGATAGACGGCAATATCCTTCTGAATTCCACCATGCGTGATATAGATTATTTCGTGGATAAGCTCAATACGGAAAATAGTTCCGAAAAAACACCAGAATTGGGTTGATTTTTTGATTCGGTGATGTAAATATGATTATTGTGGATAACATACAAACAAACGATGAATTGATCCAAAAAGTGTTGGAAACAATGGACTATCAACAAAAATTACCAATTGAACGTATTTTCGAAGGCTCTTTTGAAGAGAGAGACGCTGCACTAACGGATATGTTAAAACGAATAAAAAATGTTCAAGATGCTTGCAAACATTACTTTGAGAAAAATCCAAAATAATAAAATTTAAATAAACACACATATGGAAAACAACGTTCAACAATTCCTCGACAGCATTCAGGAACTCAAGGCAAAGAAATTCAAGGCATACCAAGCTTCTACCAAAAAGGAAGTGGATTGCTCCCCCCTCACGTTCAAACAACAGAAAGATATTATCGCCACGGTAGCAGATGGAACTGTGGGTGTTCTCAAGTTCCAGAAAATCCTAAATGATATTCTTATTGAAAATACCGAATCGGATACCCTTAAAGTTGAGGATAAGTTGCCCCTGATTCTCAGAATTCGGGGAGAAAGCCTTGGATATGATCTGAAGCTGGATGGGGAAGTGGGAAATATTGAAAATAACGTGGAAAGCTCCCGTAAGATCAAATCTCCCAAGGAAAAGACGATCAATGGTGCGGTGGATGTGGTTCTGACTACCCCAACTCTCAAGGAAGAGAACAAGATCATCAATTATGCCATTGAAATTCTCAAAAAGGATGGGGACAAGGATGCTGGTAAGAATATCGGTAATATTTACACATTTGAGATCGTAAAATTCATCAAATCCGTGAAATTCGGAGAGAATGAGATTGTCTTTGGTGATACTCCGGTGAAGGATCGTGTGAAAATTGTGGAAAATCTGCCTCTATCGATCAACAAGGAAATCATCAAATATATTGAAGCGTTTAAGGAGGATGAACAATCCCATTTGAAAGTTACGATCAATGGGGAAGAAAAGGCGTTTGATATTGATGTGAGTTTCTTTGATAATTGACATCCTGAAAATCTGTGGTAAATATTGATCCTATGAATAATTCTACACAACGTAATAGTCCATCCAGCCCTCAAGAACAAGCCGAACCTCGTCTGGAAGCCGGAGAGGGCTTGGATGTGACGGCTTGTTCGCCTTCTTCATTGGATCAGTGGGATGTTGATAGGGAACTACTCTTCAAGCTGATGTATAAATTCGCAAGTCCCGAACATCGTGAAAGGGCAAACGCTGATCCCGAATTCCGTCAAATGGCACACGATTTTTGTGAAATTGTATTGGTTCGTTCGGATTTGAAATACGGAACCCTATCTCATTCAGTTTTAGTCTTTGGAGAGACAAAAATCGAAAAGTGATCCGCTTTGTCTTGTCGTCTTGATCTTGATATTCAAGAACGGAACTCCATATACGGTATTCACTCTTATTGAATCACCCGTTGTATCAATATAACCACCTTCTTCATTCTCAAATCGGATACAAGTGATTGGGATTGATTTATTCTCTGGTGAGATTAGTCTGATATTCATATGTTAATCACTTGTATTTGACCATTGCCTGTCCTATGAGTGTATGGATCACATCAGCATACTTGTCATCATCAACCGTCCCCATCTTGAAAGGGCTACCATACGGTTGCCATCCTTTCTTGGCATTGATAAATCTTATCACCTCTTCAGTGATTTGATCTTCTCTTGCGTAGAGTAAACGATAGTCTGTAATTTCTTGGTTATTCATGTTGTTGGACTAAATAATGGTATGACAGCGGAAGAAAAATATCGAAAGGAAAATTTTGGGCATAAAAATTGTTTGGGGTGGGGTGAACACTTACTCAGTCCCGTCAACGACCAAGGAAGAGAAGGACATGACAAGACCACATCCCCCACACGCAATCTGATAAACCTTCAAATCACGCTTCTCTCCTTGTTCTGCAACAATGGGAAACGATGATTGTCCAAGGGAATGATAAGATTCGCTCTCACATACAGGACACTTACCACTTTTTGAATTGGCACTGTAATATATTGACATGGTTTCTTTGGTCATGCGCTTTGTTTGTTGTTTCGCTTGGGATAATCAATTTCTGCCGAACGTCAAAGCACACATACGCCACGATGGACTTGTGAATTAATTACACGGATGGTAGGCGTTATGTGATGCGCCGTGTTGTGTTACCTGATTAAATAATAAAGTGAATGTCGCTTTGTTAGAAGACTTATTAGGATTGTTGAAAACGCTCAATGAAACCATTGGCGTTCCGCAGGGGGAATCCATAGAGGACAAGAACGTATTGCAGGGTAATAATCCCTCCGATCCCAATAAAAGGGTGACTCCCACGCTTAATAGCAATGAGCGCAAGAGAACTACGGAAATCGCCTCCCTCTTCGCCAAGACATTCTTTGAATATCAGAAGAAAAAGACTCCTGATAAGGCGATCAAGACTTCCATTCAAAAAGTCACGGGTAAAACAGGGGAGAAAATGCAGCAAAAAGATGGGAAAGCGGAAGCAAAATCTTTATTATGGAAGATTATATGGCCGTTAGTCGGAGCAATTGCAGCATTGATTGGTGGATTAATGACAGATAGCCCATTCAAGGGTATGTTGAAATTGACTTTTAGGGCATTATTACAAATGACCAAATCGAGACTAAAATTATTATTCAATATTAATAATAAATTATTTAAAGGGTTAATTCCTAAAAATTTCATAGGTAATATAATTACTAACGGTATCAAAGGGTTTATAACATCTCTGAAAGGAATGTTGGGCGCACCCTTTAAGGCTCTTGGTGGTATGGCCAAAGGTGGTGGTTTTATGGTTAAAATATTTAAATTTTTAAAACCGATGTTGTTGGTTTTAAAAAGAATTCCTTTAATCGGGGCAATTATTTCTTTCGGTTTTGCGATTTCCCGCTTCAGTAGCGGAGATACCGTTGGTGGGGTAATTGATGTGTTGAGCGGGTTGGCAGGATTGCTTGATTTGGTTGCCCCCGGACTTGGCACAACACTATCTATAGGTTTGGACGTTCTTAATGCTTTTATTGATATCAAGACAGCGGGTGCCAAGAATAAAAATAGTGCTAAGATGGACTTGCTGGGAGACATGGCTAAAGGAATTGGTAAGTGGGTATGGAAAAATGCCTTATGGATTCCCGTTATAGGTGGATTTAAGAGAATGGAAATGTCTTGGAACGCTTTTAAAAGCGGGGACATCATGGGGGGTCTTTATCAATTTGGTGCATCCATGTTATCATTTGGCGGTCTTGGTTCGATTGTTACGGGTATTGAAATGCTGTTAGGATTTGGAGAAAAGAAAGAATCCGATAAATCTTTATCTCCGAAAACGGGATGGTTCTCTGGTCTGAAAGCATGGATCAAGAAGAAGTTGAAAGATTTGCCATATGCTCTCAGAAAGCCTCTGGAATGGTTTGGTATTCTGGATGATGGTGATGGAGATTCTGTAAGTGGTTTTTCCAAAAGCATGGGAGATGGATATGATAAAATGAAAGAGTTCTCCAGTAAGACTTGGAAATCTGCGTCCCAAAGCTTCTCTAAGGGCTTTGAATGGTATAGGAGTAAAACCTCTGCTCTTTGGAAATCTGCGTCCCAAAGCTTCTCTAAGGGCTTTGAATGGTATAGGAGTAAAACCTCTGCTCTTTGGAAGAATATGGTTAAAAATTTCTTCAAGAGTGTTGAGTTGGGAATGAAGCTCTACAAGGGAATGATTGAAAATTTTGGTAAATTTTTCCAATCCCTTTCCAATATTTTCAAACCAGCGATTGATAAGATTGGTAAATTCTTGGATGATTTTGTTGGTGGTGTTGTGGGGTGGATCAAGAGTCTTTGGTCTTCTGATAAGGAAACACCCGCCAAACCAGCGGAGAATCAGAAATCTAGGGAGCTAACAGATCAGGAGAAAATTGCAGCAGCCAACAAAATGGGTCATCCCGATTATAAAGCATATGA